CCCCATGATGCGCCGCCGCCTCCGATGCTGCCGCCTCCGCCGGAGGACGAGGATCCGCCGGTGCCGTAGGCGCTTTCGTCGTACTCCTCGACTACCGTATAGTCCGCGGTAAAGGTGCCGGCCCAGGGCAGGCAATCGCGGATAGCCGCATCACGCAGCCAGCCGGTCGTGAAATCGTAGGTGCCGCGAAGAACGGCACAAGACCTTCCGTAGTACGTAAATCCTACACCGGGCAGCACAATCCCGCCGGCCTTCGGATGCAGGGTGCCCGTAAAGATACTCGTTGAATCCTGGTACGTTTGGATGAACTGCGCCTGGACCATCACCTCCAGGGGGAGGCCCTGGCCGCTGCCGAAGCTGAAGCTGTCCGGCAAGGCATTCCCGTCGTCGTCCAGGAGTATATTCTTGAACAGGCGGGCGGGAAGGTAGGTATTAATGGCGCCAATCTTCGGAGTGCGGCTAATACGCACGTTATTCGCGTCGCTGTATTGCGTGGTAACGGCGTAGACGTCCGGGACCCTAACCGTGGCCGGGATATCCATAGATACCCGGAGAGGGGCATAGACGCCATACCAATTGCTTGTCTTGGTTGTTTTAACATGGACTATGTCAACCACTACGCACCCTCTTTGCCCGGATGCCGGCTCTATATCTATATATGCTACGCCGCTTTCGTCAAACGGAAGCTCCAGGGGATCGAGGGCGCCGCTGGTTGTGTCGGCGCTGTTGGCCTTCTCCGTGCCAGATACCCAAGTTCCCTCTTTCGTGAGATATTGCCCACTCCCGTTGGATATGTAAACGCAAACGGATTTAAGGACGACATTTTCGTAATACGCCAATGTATGCAATTTGTACTCGCTGCCGTCTAAATACATCCAGGCAAGCGGGCCGTCCTGGGCTATCACTACGCGGACCGGGGAGGATAAGATGCCGCTCTTTGTTTTTGCATGGCCGTAATTCCAGCGGACGGTAAAAGGTGCCGTGGCCTGGCCCGTATTACAAAGCAGGAAAGGGCAGGAGGGTAAATCAAAATCAACGGCGCGTAGCGGCCTTATAAACAGCGGGAAGCGGTCATTATCCGTAGCCGCCCAATCCCCGGAGGGTTGCAACAGCTCGGAAATGCTCCCTCCGTCAGTCCATGATACATCACCGTATATTATCGGCGTAGTCTCAAAGGTGTTGCTGAAATTCTGCGTCGGCGGCACAAGGGAATACGCCTGCTTCTCCACCTCGAACTCCCCGTGTATATCCTTGACGGGCGGGTCCATTTGGCGGAAGCCGGTGCGGTTCAGGAACTCGACCGCGCTACCGCCGGCAAGGTTGGTTTCGTAGCGCAGGGACATAACCGACCAGGTGTTGTCTCCCATATAGCGCATTATGAGGCCGAGGGATTCCAGGAGGTCCGTCAGCGCATCCCACCAGCTGCGGCCCTTGAAGGCGTCGAGGCTGATATAGGTGTTGAAGATAGACGAGCCGCCGGTGGCCTCGACGAGGCTGTAATAGGAATCGCAGTTCACCGACATGGCCGCCTGCGATTTTGCCACGGCATTCTCGATTATCTTGCTGACCTTCTGCGTACCGGGGTGGTTGCTGTCTCCGGCGTCGTCAAAATCGTAGTCCGACAGGGAGCCAATCATGTCGCGGGCGGTGATAGTCAGCTCCCCGTGATGATACATTTCCTCCTCCCAGGAATCCGGGGTAATGAAGCCGGACCAAAAGGCGTTGCCGCCGGACAGGAGGACGACCTTGTATTTCGTGGCATCCTGGGTGTAGAACTCCTCCCAGCCGCCCATTTTGGTGTTGCTGCCCTGCACCTGGAGGTCCGGGGCGTCAATCATACTGAAACGCACCGTGGTCTTGACTATGGGGGTATAAATAGGGTCGGAGCTGCCGCCTATCTCCAGCGAAAGCCCCGTCATATTTCCAATCTCCATGTACCCGCCGGAGTAGTCCTTCTGGTAAACTTGAAGGGTAACACTCCCTCCGCCACGTGTGTAAGTTGCTATGTATTTCAGCCCGTAAGACATATCGTTACCTGTTATAGTCGTTTATGGTATTCTGCCCGGACAGGACTATGTCGCGCCCGCGGACGATCCCCTCTACCTTCACGGTCAGCTCGGAACGGATAGTCTGCGTCCCGACGCCGGAGCCGGTGCCGGAATAATTCGCGGTGGTATTGCTGCCGCCGCTTGCCAGGGCTTTAAGGCCGGATTTAGCGGCGGCACCGATAGCAATAAGGGTAGCGCCCGCTACGATTGCAGCGGTGCCTTGCAGGGATTCCAGGGACGTTTTTATGGCCTCCACGCCGAGGCCCGCCGCCATGACTATCTCGCCTTCGCGGACGGCCATGTCCGCCAGCGGCTCCATAAGCGCCTGGAACACGGCGCCGGGGTTGGCATCCTGCAAGCCGAACAGCTGGTCCGTCAACTCCTGTATGCCCCTGGAATAGCCGTCGATAATGGCGTCGTGGAACTCCATTCCCAGCTCGATAGCCCTGTCGTTGGCTGCGGTGAGCTGGTCGGTGATCCCGTCCATGAGCCGTTGCAGCTCGTCCTCGTCTATCTCGATAGGCTCAATTTCGACAGGCTCGAAAGCCTCGATATCGACCTTTATCTTGCCGAGGTACTTTTCGATGATTGCCTGGACGTTCTTATTATACTCCTCCGTCAGCTGCTCCGTGTCCATACCGAATTGAACGAGCAGGGCCTTCTCCGTCTTGTATTTCTCCAAGAGGGTTACTATTTCGCCCTGGGACGCCTCTTTTGCCCGCTGGGCTATGCGCTGCGCGACGTCCTTCCCGGACGTGCCGGAGGTGCTGCCACCTCCCCCCATAGCTGTCGCCGTATTCAGGGATTGGAAAACGCGCCGGTTTTCAGCCTCGAAAGCGCCGGCGGCATTTTTCGCATTTATATAGGCATCGGCAACACGGTTGTTGATTTCGTCGCCCATTGACTGATACATATTGGCGATTTTCACCATGTTCGGGTCATTCGCCATACTCTCGGTCAATTTTGCCCCATTTTTAAGGAACGTCTCCAGGGCCTGGAAGGTCACGGAATTTGTGTCAAGACCTGCGGCTTTCAGCCAGGACGCCTCGACCTCTTTGAGGTATCGACGCATTATAGTGGCCTCCTCCTCGTACAAGGGCTTGACGTTATCCAGGTATGCCTGTGCAGCCGCGGCTCGTTCCTTGTAGGATTTGTTCTGGTCCTGCATGGCAATACGGAGGCGGGCGTTTTCCTGCTCCATATCCGCCCGGCGCATACGCAGGGAGTTCATTTGCTCCGTAAGCGCATCCGAAGCGCCGGCGAGTGATTTCCCGGCCTTGTATGCGCCACGCACTCTATCCCAAAAGCCTTCCCAATCCCAGCTCAACAGGGAGTTTGTAAAGGCGTTCCAGGCGTTCTGTATCCCGCCGAGGGTGCCGCGCCATTCGTCGCCCAGCTTGTTGCTTTGTATGACAATATCCTTGAAAGCGGCGGCGGCGGCAAGCCCGATTGCTGCGAAGGCCGCAATACCTGCAGCCTTTAATTTTCCCAGGGCCTTTTCAAAGGTCTTGGCCCTCGTGCCGGCATCGTCAAATCCCTTGTCGTATTCCGATTTTTTTAGGCCCAAGCGGACCCACAGGTCGCCAATCTTACCCATTGTTGCTTTCGATATCTTGTTTCTTGTCGTAGCCGAACAAGCTGTTCAGCCAATCTATTGTCTCCTGGTCTATGTGGCACTCCTCCGGGGTTATCTCGCGTTCCGGCTTCTCCCAGGGGAACGGGGCCATAAGTTTCGGCGTAGCCGGGCGGCTGCCCGGTTTCACGTAGGGGTTGCACATGAGGTCGTGCCAACGTACCCAGCGGGCCACCTCCCACAGCTCCTGCTGCTCCCTGTTCTTGCCCTCGATTAAGTGCTGTATTTCAATTGCGGACGTCCTGGCCGCCTGGACCTGGGACATCCCGCAGCGGCCTACGAGGAACGCCTCGATTGCCGCCCAATCCGGCGGAGCCATTTCGCCAGCCCCTTCGGATTCGTCTTTTTTTTTTCGGCGTCGCCGCCGTCTGCTTCTTTGAGGTAGTCGTTTATCGTGCGCCCGGTCAGCGCCACCAGGACCGCCTGTATTGTCCTGGCGAACTCGCGGTGATTGCCCCACGCCCAGGTGTAGAAGTCCGCATAGGTGTACGGGAACTCCCCGGCATCGGGGTTATCCACGGCGTCCACCTCCCACGCAAGGATAGCGGCGCAATACACGATTTTGGAGTAGGCGTCCACGGTCTTGGTGGCGCGGTCCTCCGTCCCCTCACCCTCGGCGACCTTCGCCCGGAGGATATCGGAGAAAATGTCGATGCCGCGCTCCTTCGCTATCCCATAGAGGGCGGGGGTGAGCAGTAGTTTCACCGTCACCCCCTCCTTCAATTGGATAGTTGCCTGTGTCCTGGCAATCATGTGGTGGCCGGTGTGGATGCGTTGTTGCTGGCCGCCGCGATAGTCACGGCGCCGTTGGCGGTGAGGTTGAAGGTACGGGTTGCCACGGATCCGTTGTCGTTGGTTTCGGAGCAAGAGGCGACCTTCGCCTTGAACGAATATTCCGCGATAACGACGTCCACGTCGTCGCCGGTGGTAATAGCGGTCAGCAGGGAGAGCTGCTGGGCGCTTGAGGTATCGACGTGACAGGTGACGGTGGCGGTAGCTCCGCGGATTCCCTGTATAAACGTCTGCCAGGTGCTTTCCTTGTCGGAGGTCTCGACCAGGTTGCCGTTCATGTCGAACTGGTTGCTCTGCTCGCCGGCGATCCATACGCCGGTGCCGGAGCCGATGTAGCATTTGCGGGCGTTGCCCAATACTTTAGCCATAATGTTGAATTTTTAAGGGTTTATTTCGTTGTCTTGGATTTTCTTCTTGTAGGGGTGGCGGCGGGCGTCTCCTGTGCGGGGGCCTCCTCCACTATGTCGGTCTTGACCTTCTCGACGAAAATGTCGTAGCGCTGGGTGATGCGATAGAGGAGGTGACCGTCTACGGATTCCGTGAGGTCCTGGAGCAGGGTAGGGACGACGCCGAAGATGTCCCAGCCCTCGGCCTCCAGCTGGGAGCCGGTGAGGAGTTCCAGGTTGGTGTCG